ATTTAGCTACAACAACATGAGACTTCTTAGGATGGTTAGGTGTACGCTTAGGTTTGTTAAACCCTGATACACCTGCTCTCTTTAATCTAGCATCACTCATCCGCAGCCTCCGGTGTGTTACCTTCTGCCAACCATTCTAAGTATTCTTGATAGTCTCTGTTTGCTTCGTCAAAAGGTATAGCAACATTGTCTGTTACACGAATTACACTAAACGTTATTCCTTCTTCCGATGGTGATAATTTATACATTTATAGCTCCGCACTAAAAGCTACAAAGTTTGTAGCATTACCGTTTATTTGTAGTCCAACAGGATAACCTGTTGGTATTGAACTTGTAGTTATTCCTAACTCTGCGTGAGATGAACTGGCAAATGTAGAAGCAATACCAGAAATAGTTCCGCTACCTCCTTGATATCTAATTCTACATCCACTATAAGAAGATGAGGGAGATGCTCTCATTTCAACTGGAAATTGAAAACTAAAATTAGCTTGTGTTGATGTATTTAAATATCCAATGGCAACTGTAGGATAACTTGCAATACTGGCAGTCCTAAAGTAATACCTCTGACACAGACTTAACTCAGTCCCATACGGTCTATGCTCAAACTCAGTAGCTGACTCACCAACCTCTAGCTGAACTCCTGTGATTTGCCAAGTTGCATTAGTAGTTGTTAAAACACTATCTTGTGCTTGCCCATATGCCCAATTGCCAGTGGTATATGCACCCCAAGAAGTGTTGTCTGTAGAATCTAAGGCAGAACCAGCAGCTAAAAGCCAATTAATTTGAAACTCATTTGAATTGTCGTTTGGAATAGCACCGCTTGTGTCCCCATCAATTGTAATAGTTTTTTTCTCCCAAGAGTTTGCGCTATTAATTGCATAAGTAGAACCTATAATTCTAAAACTATCCGATTTAAATATACTTATTGCAAATGTTCCTGTAACAGAGGATTTAACCCAAAAAGATAATGTTACTTTTTTTGCTGATGATGTGCCATGAGCAAGTTGTTGTACTGATTGACCTTCAAGCCTTGTTTGAAAACCTGCATGTTCGTCAGAATTAATAGTAGTTTCTGCGGTTGTGGTAGTCCATTTAAATGAGTTACTAAACCCGTCAGGAGCATCAGTTGATTGCTCTAAAGTAACAGCTAATTCATCTGTTTGAGCCGCAAAAGAAGAAAACCTGTCTACTGTCGTATAACCAGTTGTATTACTACTAGTACCACGCTGTGCAATCTGCATCGCACCGTTGATAATTATGTTTTTACCTACTACGTTATTAGCATTAGGCGTGACTCCATTGATGCTTGTTGTGTTACCAGCATTGGCATCAGTAATTGCATTGACTGCGATTGTACTCATAATTAACCTTTTGGATACTTGTCTTTAACTGCTTGAATCTGTGCAGCCATGTCATCAGGAAACACACCAGCGTGATACAGTGCGTCTAGTTGATCGCCTATTGTTGGATACTCAGATACTCTACTAAACTTGTATGCGTCAGGATCAACCCATGCATTAACTGCATCCATGTCGATAGTAACCGAGTTACCGTTAGCATCTTTTGCACCTGCAGTATCATCGACAGATACAACATTAGAGTAAAGTGCGTAAATAGCTTTATGATTCATGCTGCTATCTCCATAACTGTTACTGATGATACTGATCGTGGATCATAGTTTGCGTTGTCTCTATCTCCATGCGTCCTGTTTATATAACTTGTAACACTTGATGCTGCATAAGTGCGTAGTTGCATCTTGTATGTAATTTGACTTGTAGTTGACGGACTATCTAAATACATAACAGAAATTTTATTTAAACCGTAAGCATCCCCAGATCCAGGAGAGTGACCACCTCTACCTTGAATTCTCGGACGGCTTCCGGCTACGTCTGGAAGATAAATGTCAGTAGAATCTCTTTTAAACTTTATATAAGCAGCAAAGGTAGAAGTACCTACAGATACGTCAGCCAGCATTAAAATTTTATTAGATGAGCTTGATGGAGTTATGTTTACACTTAGCCCAGTAACGTCTGTCCATGTAGTTCCAGTAACGCTAAACGTATCTGTCTTAACAGTTTGAACAACCTGCAACACATTACCAGTACGATCAAGACGATCTAAAGTTCCACCAGCATCAGGCAACGTCAAAGTTCTATCAGTGTCGCTATTAGGGGCAGCAATGGTAAAGTCACCTGTCCCACTAGCGTGTCCCTGAATAACAACTTTACTCATTACATACTCTCCACAACATTAAGCAACTCTGTTTCATTGATAGCAGCATCGATGTCAGTCTGAACTGTTTCGTACTTAGCCCTAACAGCTACTCTAGCAGTCTCAGCAGCATCAGCATCAGCCCCTGGTATCTGCTTCATAATTACTTCATCGTGTGGCTTAAACTCTTCCTCACGACTCGCTCTACGCATCTCATGTGCAATAGTCTTTGCTTTAGTTAAGTTTGTTACAATCGGCATTATGAATACTCCCAAGCATCTCTAAAAGTTCTATCACCAGGAATGTCAATTACATCTACAATCTGATATTCTTTACCAGTAGGTACATCCTTCTCTGCGATTTGTTCTATTGTTAATCCACAATTAGGAGCAGGTACTATGACTGCAACTCCTCCGTCATCTGTGGGATATATAATTCTTTTATCCATTACTGCTCCTTATCTATGAATTATTAAACACGCTTGGTTAACATCGGTTTTTCCAGCGGTTTGAGAAACGTAAGTATTAAAACGACAAGAACCAGCTGCGGTATTTGATCCAACACCTTGTTGAGCAAAATCATAACTGCCCCAACTATTTCCACTTCCTGATGATCCTGAAATAGCATAATTTGCATCTGGCATAGCATTTGTAAAGTTCACCGTGTAATCACCTGCTCCATTATCAGTAATGCTAGTTACGTTAAATGATCCACTAATTGCAACTGTACCTGTACCATTAAAGTTAACCCATGCCTTTGCAGATCCGTTAATCACATTAGTGACCGCAGTAGACTCTGTGTCTAACTCGTCAGCTATTGTTGTTGTCTTTACTTTTCCTGTTTTAAGTGTACTCATTTGTTTTACCTAAAGACGCTACAACATACAGTACTTGTATCAGTGAGCGTGGTTCCGTTTGATGTGTATATACGAAATGTTGATGAATCAGTGATAGAGTTTAATGGAGTCTGATAATCAACAGAACCAGTTGCTTTTCCTGTTACAAGAACACAGTAAGATGAATCTACCATAGCGTTGGTCATGTTTATTGATTGTGCGCCAGTACCGTGATCAGTAATGCTGCTCACATTCCCAGATGCTCTGATTGCCACAGTGCCTGTGCCATTGAAGTTAACCCACGCCTTGCAGGTATAGACTTCTACGTTGCCTGTGGTCTTGATTGTGTCTACCTTAACTGTACTCATGGCTTAGGATTCTCCGTCTTAACAGCAGCAATAGCATCCTTCCAAGTAGTCGTACCATTCACACTATCCCAATACTGCATGTCGAGTTGTTCTTGCATTGATGGATAAGCAGATGCTCTGTCTCTTGCATACTGCCTAGCATCGTATTCAGCTTGTAGTTTAATAACCTCAGCATCTATCTCTGCGTCAGTTGGCTGTGTTTGCTCTGTGTCTAACCACTCAAGCACATCACCACGCAATGCCCATTGTGCGTCAGGGCGTAAAGATATAATTGCATCTGATTTGTCAGCAACTCCATCTAAGTTAATCATTGTGCAATCTCCGTAGCTGATATATAAACTGCATTTGGATAAATTGTGCTAGTTTCAAAGCCAACAATAACCTGACCGCTTACAGTTTTTGCAAAAATATTATAAGTAACCGCAGAAGTTGTATTTGGAGAATCAAATGCAAACACAGATACGTTTTGCCAGTATGTTGTGTAATAAGATATACCTCCTGTAAGACCGTTAGTAGTATCTCCACTTAAACTTGTTGTACCGTTTCTATAAATATCTAAATAATTATAATGACTAGTAGCATAAACAGTTGATGAAACATTTATTTTAATTTTACTGTTTGCAAATTTAGGCGTAATAGTTACTGAAAAACCAGTATCTGTAAACGTTGTAACGGTAGCTTGATATCTGGCTACAGGAGTAGTGTTATGCACAACTTGTAATATCTTGCCTTGATTATCAGCACCAGCAGTGTCTTGTATGCTGTCTACTCTTAGCGTACTCATAAGATCACCCAGTTTCCACCGCTTGTCACAGTTACTGTAACGCCACTACTAATCTCTATGTCACCTATGCTTGCAGCGTTCTTAGTTGCTGCAACAGTGTAGTCAGCGTCTATGCTTTGTTCGTTCTCTATAAAGTTAGGAAACTGTATTCCTGATGATCCGTTTAATATAATTGACATTTATAACACCACCCATCTTGATCCGCTAGGAACTGTTACTGAAACACCACTATTAACTGTTAGTGGTCCTGTAGACATTGCATTAGTACTTGCTGTTATCGAGTAACTTGTAGTAATAGTTTGTCCGTTTTCGTAGAAGATAGCATCAGAACCTCCACCACTAGCTCCTCCTCCACCACCAATAGCACCCCATGCAGAGCCATCGTAGCCCTCAAAGGAACTATCAGTAGAATTAAATCTTAAATAACCAGCACTAGGAGATACGTCTCGTTGTGCTGTAGTACCTGCTGGCATCTCAGCAGAGCCTGTTGCAGATGTCTGACTAACTAATCCACTTAAAGATGAACCACTACCTGTAAATGATGTAGCGTTTACTGTACCTGAAACATCCAATTCTGTACTAGGATTAGTAGTACCAATACCAACGTTGCCACTAGAGTTAATGCGCATTTTTTCTGAGCCATCAACACTAAAATTAAGTATTGAACTTGCACCTGAATTAGTTGGGTCAGATGTTATACCTATTGATCTACTTGAATTGCTGAGATTAATTATTCCACCAGAATAACTAGTATCAGAGACACTTCCAACAAAGGCTTGACTAGTAGCCATTGTCGTACCAACAGTAACCAACTTTGTAAGGGGAGTGGTTGTACCAATACCAACTCTGTTGTTTGTAGAGTCAACAGCAAGTGTGTCTGTGTCTACTGTTAAACTAGCAAATGATGGACTATCACCAGGCTGTATAGCACTATCAGCTAACGTACCTTGAGCAGCAGTAGCATAGTCTGTTGAATCAAATGCTTTAACTTGTGCTAGGTTAGTAACTTCACTATCCATTAACGCACCAGCAGCAGTTACATTAGTTGCGTCTGTTACGTCAGCACTGGCTTCTATACCAGCTAACTTAGTCTCTTCAGCAGTTGTGTATGATGCAGTAGTAGCATCTAGTACAGCAGAGTGTGCTTGTACATCAGTACCTATAGTTAAACCAAGATTAGCTCTTGACGTTAACGCACTAGCAACATCAGATAAGTTGTTAGCTTGAAGTAAAACACCAGCAGCAGATACATAAGCAGCTACCCAAGCAGAACCAGTGTATACATTCATAACACCTGAAGTAGTGTTAAAGTATAATGCACCAGCAACTAAAGCGTCACCGTCATTATCTAGTGTTGGGTCAGATGCCTTAGCACCTAAGTATTTATCATCAAAGTTATCAAAAGCAGCTAGTGCAGCAGCAGCCTCTGCAGCAGCCGTTGCAGCCGATGTAGCAGCGTTTGCTTCACTTGTAGCAGAGTTAGTCTCTGATGTTGCAGCATTAGTTGCGGATGTAGCTGCAGCCGTAGCAGAAATAGCAGCATTAGCAGCAGAAGTCCCTGCATTAGTTTCTGAAGTAGCTGCGTTAGTTTCTGAAGTAGTTGCAGATAAAGCAGATGCAGCAGCATTAGTTTCTGAAGTAGAAGCTGACGTTGCATCAGCATCGGCAGAAGTTGCTGAGGTAGCAGCAGAAGTGGCAGAGGACGCAGCAGCAGTAGCAGATGCAGCAGCTTCAGCAGCCTTTGTAGATGCTACACTAGCTTCATTAGCAGCATCTGTTGTGGCATCTCCTGGTCCTCCTGCTCCTCTAAATATAGCCATTATACGTCCTTACTTAGTTGCAATATACATCGTGACTTCAAAACCAAATCTCATCTCAGTGTATTCAGGTTTAGTCCACATAGTGTTTCCTTTGTCGTAGTTTAAGTAGTTGTTGCTTTTTGTGATTATTTAATTCACGCTTACGGCAGAAGTCTTGCCAAGTCATAACACCCTCCAATAAAGAAAGATGCGTTCCTTCGGTTTCCCTACTTCCGTCCTAATGGATGAACGACAATAATAAAACTCCCCAGACCTTATGAGCCTGGGGAGATACCTACTTAATTAAGCAGGAACAGCGAGAGCTACAGCAGAGCTATCACGCAACTCAGCTACACCGTAAAGCATATCTGATGTGAATAGCGTACCGAGGTACTCTTGCTTGTACTGGGTCTGAGAACGTACACCCATCTGCTCGGCAAGAACAAAAGCGTCCTTGTGTGCAAGTAGGCAAATACGGTCAGTACCAGAGCTTCCAGCACCGCTATCAGC